CTTGCCGCGGTGGGTGTAGGTCAGGGCCTCCAGCACATGGAAGTTCTCGCCGTTGATCACCGTGTGGAACGGCTTGTCGCCGCCGCGCTCCACCCGACCGGTGCTGACCAGGCCGGGGTAGATGTAATCCCGGAACTCGGCCACCACGACCAGATCGGCAACCGCGACATCCACCGTCTCTGGCTCCTCGGCGTCGATCAGCTCGACCAGCGCCATCCGCGCCTCGCGTTCGCCGTCAATCCGCTTGACGCGCCACAGCCGCTGGTCCGCACGCTGGACAGAGCCCCGCGGCGGCAGGATACGCACCTTGTCGCCCCGCCGAACGGGGCGGCCGGGCAGTTCCACGCTTTCGGGGCGGTGCCGTTCGAAGTTCAGACCGAAGGCCCGCCGAGACGCCAGCGCCTTGAACTCCCGCTCGAGCTCATCTCCCAGAGCGCTGTCCCTGGCCTTTGCCCGGGCGATGAGATCCGTCAGACGCGACATTGCCAGCCCTCGTGCCCCGCACCCGCAACTGCACCGCACCCGTGATGCCCCGCGCGCGACGTGCGGAGCAAGGCATGCGCGCGTTCGACCGCAGGCGGCCGGTGGGCAGGCAAGGTGGCAGGGATCGCGGTCGCGGCTGTCATCAATTCTATGTCCTGTCAGGCGGCGACGGACTTGCCGAACGCCCTGCGAAAATGAGCTGACAGAACCGCCGTTTACGCGCGCAGACTAAACTGCAAGTGCATGATGAAGCAAGCCGAATGGCGGCTTGCGCCCGCAGTCCTCGGCTCCTGTCTGCGCCAGGATGGACAACAATGGCCATACGATTTTCAGAACAGAGACGTCTGACCAGTGTCGTCCACACGAAGGACACCGAGCAACTGCCATGTATGATGGCGCTTGGCCATGTTGCCGACACAGAACAACATGCCTTTCCGAGGGTATTCCTCGTTGAAGGTCTTGCTCATCCAGTCCAGCGCAGCCTCGTCGGATCCCTCCCGCCGACGGCCGTTGAAGAACATGGCGTGGGCTTCCCAATCGCCATTCGCGCAGTCGTGGGGGCCCGTGGCATCTTCGAACTTGAAGCGGAAATCATAGGGGCTGGGTTCGAGCGCCTTCAGTTGCTCATCGAAGAACGACCCCTGGCGCGCAGCCTCCGCATACAGTCGCCGTTCCTGCTCGATCTCATCCGGCTTCTTGGCCTTGTAGAAGAATCGGGTATTTCGCGGCCGGATCAGCGCAAGCGACCTGCCAGCCGCCTCGGCTTCCTTGATGGAGGCAGACACGAGCGGGCTGAGAAACGACGCTCGATCTTTCGGCGACATGCTGCCGTTCACTGTGATGCTGTCTTCCATCACATGGCAGCTCTCCGCACGGCGATCACTGGTCGGCGGCCTGAACTTGAAATCGACCCAGTCCCAGCGCTTGAACGCAGCGCCGTCGGAAAGATGCCGAAATCGGATTGGGAACAGGCGCTTGAATTCGCCGTGGGCTGTCACCCCGGCGCAGCAGACAGTTTCCCCGTGGTTGGCGCTACGCTGCGGTAAGGCCTTCACCAGAATGGAAACGCGGCAGTTTTGCAGCGTGACGGACATATCGCTCCGGATCATCAGCGAACAGATTGAATACCTCGAAGCCCGTCTCTTCGATCACTTCGTGCGCAACGATTGTCCTGTGGCAGGTTTCCGGATCGCGCTCGAAACAGAGCAGGCAAGTCGGCGCATCCTGAACGAAATCGATCAATTCCCGCAGCGACTCTTGCGCTGGGGTTGTCTCGATATGCGCGCCGTAAATTGAACGAAACAGGTCAAAATCTCCGGCCCGGGCTGCTTCGCGGCCGGGTTTGGGATCGCCAAGGGCGATGAAATGCGAATACTCGATGCCTTCGTCGGCAAGACGCGCGGCCAGCTTGGTTTTCGAGAAGCCGGCCTTGCGCGATGCAGCGACCGCGCGAACATCGGCCAACCTTTCGACGCCAGCCGCTTTCAGCGTCCGTACGAACCGATCAATGTCGGTTCCCTCATAGCCAACCGTGAATACTACGCTCATGCCTGCCCCTTTTCTTCGACGGTAACATGCCTTGGTTCCGACGTGAATCCCCTGATTTGCCGCAGATATTGAGGTGTCGCAGATGCCCCAAGTGCACGCTTCTGCTCGGTCCAGTCTTCCGGCAGAGGTTGCCGCAGGACTTCGAGCGTCAGGTGACGCGGCTGACGTCCTTCGAGGATCGACTCAACCAGGTCTGGGGACAGATGCGACAGGCGCATCGTCCTCGTGAGGTATGGTGCAGCGATCCCCTCTCGCTCGGCCAGTTCGGCGATGGTGGCGAACTCCCCGGAATCCAGCATGCGCTTCCAGCGGAAGGCGCGTGCCAGCGCCTTGACCAGCGTGCTGTCCGGCGTTCGCTCTGGTCGGACACGGTCGGGCATCTGCATCTCCTTCCGCCCGCCGCGCTTCACGATGCGAAATGGGACATGGAGCGTCACCGTTTCGGGGATCAGAGTGCCGCGGGTCATGCGGCCGCTCCCATGTCTCCGGCCAGCATCTCGCGCGCGAGGCCGCCGAGCCCATCCACACGGAGCCGGACGTTCAACCCGTCCATCCCGATCTCTACGCGCTCGACCAGCAGCGCCACGATGCGCGACTGCTCGGCGGGGAACAGCTCGCCCCAAAGCGGATCGAGCTGCTGCAGAGCCGCACGCGCGTCGGCCTCGGTGATGTCGTCAGCATGGCCGCGCGCCGCTTTCCAAGTCCCCGCAACGATCTCTGGCTGGCGGAACACGGCGCGGAGCTGGTCAATGACGGCGGCCTCGATCTCGCCTGCGGGGACACGACCCACCGGGCACGACCCGGCACCGTGCTTCAGCACGGTCTGGCTCACATAGTAGCGGTAGAGCCTGTCGCCCTTGCGGGTATGCGTCGGTGAGAATGCGGCGCCATCGGGACCGAACAGCAGCCCCTTCAGCAGCGCGGGCGTGTCGGCGCGCGTGCGCGCGGCGCGCTTCCGGGGGCTCTCCTGCAGGATGGCGTGAACCTTGTCCCACGTCTCGCGGTCGATGATCGCTTCGTGCTCGCCGGGATAGCTTTCGCCCTTGTGGACAGCCTCGCCGATGTAGGCGCGATTGCCGAGCATCCGATAGATGTATTTCTTGTCGATTCGATTGCCGCGCGGCGTGCGGATGCCGCGCGCGCCGACCTCCTGCGCCAGTTCCGTGCAGGACCCGATCTCGAGAAAGCGGTCGAAGATCCAGCGCACATGCGCGGCGGTTTCTTCGTCTACCACCAGCTTCCGGTTCTCGACCCGGTAGCCGTAGGGCGGGACCCCGCCCATCCACATGCCTTTGCGCCGCGAGGCCGCGACCTTGTCGCGGATGCGCTCGGCTGTGACCTCGCGCTCGAACTGGGCAAAGGACAGCAGGATGTTCAGCGTCAACCGCCCCATCGACGTGGTGGTATTGAACGACTGCGTGACTGAGACGAACGTCACACCGTTCCGGTCGAACACCTCGACCAGCTTGGCGAAGTCGGCCAGCGAGCGGCTGAGCCTGTCGATCTTGTAAACCACCACCACATCGACCAGCCCATCCTCGATGTCCTCCAGCAGCCGCTTCAGGCCGGGCCGTTCAAGCGTGCCGCCCGAGATGCCGCCATCGTCATATTGATCGCGGACCAGCACCCAGCCCTCGGAACGCTGGCTGGCGATGTAGGCTTCGCATGCCTCGCGCTGGGCGTGGAGGCTGTTGAACTCCTGCTCCAGCCCTTCCTCGGAGGATTTCCGGGTGTAAACCGCGCACCTCAGCTTGCGGACAAGTTTCGATTTCTCGGACGGCTTCGTCATCTCCGCCCCCTGTGATTCTTGAGGCCGAAGAAGGTCCAGCCATTCCAGCGCGTGCCCGTGATGGCGCGCGCGATGGCAGACAGCGACTTGTACGGCTGCCCCTGCCATTCGAAGCCGTCGGCGGTGACGGTGACGATCTGTTCGACGCCCTGCCATTCACGCAGGAGGCGCGTGCCGGTGATGGGGCGGTCGCGATCGGCGCGGATGCCGCGCTTTGATCGGTCGCCGCCGTCCAGTTCTTCGCCGAGCCGCTCCAGCCGCCGGATCGTCTCCGGCTTCAGCCCGCCATAGGCGAGTTCCTGGATCCGGTATGCCAGGCGGGACTCGAGGTAGCGTCGGTTGAACGGTGGCGGCTCGCTGTCGAACAGGTCGCGCCACTGCTTCTTCAGGTCGGGCGTCGGCGTTGTCTTGAGCGCCGCCAAGCGCGCGGGGATGGGATCGGGCTTGTTCATGCATTTCTCCGGTGAGTTGGAGTTGCATGAAGGCGTTGGTCGGGCGGATAGTGTAGGCAACGTTCTCCTGTGTCGTCAGATACTTCGCCCCCATCCCGCATCCGCAACCGAACTAGCCCGAGCGCCAGCAGACCGCACAGCTCGGCGCGGCGTTCTGCGGGCGTCATCTGGTCGGCCGGGAGCGGATTGGGGCGTTTCATGCGGCCGACCGCTCCGCACGGCCAAGAACGGCGGCGATGATCGCGCCGCGGTTCCAACGGAAGTTCAGATGGCAGTTGGCGGCGTATTTCGACAGGCTGAAATCCAGCCCGTTGGCCTCGTGCCCCGCGCGCTGCAGCAGGTCCATCTGTTTCATCGTCGCCGGGTCGTTCAGCCAGCGACGGCTCTTGATCGAGGCGGTCCCCGTCTCGGTGGCGCGCAGGAAATCGTCTGCGGCGGCGAGCGCCTGCATCCGGGTGCCGATGGCGAGCGGCCGGATCGCCCTGCCTTTCGGCTGTCCGAGCCCGTGCCAGAGCGCGCCATCATGGAACACCCCGGCCCAGCCATTGAACCCGCTCGCCATCATCGCCTGGCCGTCGCCATGCAGATCGCACCAGGCGAACGGGGACCGCTCCAGCAGGTCGATCTCCATCATGTCGAAGGCGGTCAGCAGTCGAGCCTCTGCTCGTTCCCGCGTGAAGACGTGACCGCAGAAATCACAGACCGATGCTCCAAGCGGCATTTCGGCCTCACAGGTCGGGCACAGTTTCCATGGTGCCTGGCCTGGCTCAGAATCGTCCTCGTCGAGGGTGATCTCCTGTTCGAGCGACCCGTGCCGGAGCGCCGCGCCCGCGAAGTCGAGCACGACGCAGTCGGTTTTCACGATGCCTGGGAAACGCGCGGGATCAACCCGCCGCAGACCGCGACCGACTGCCTGGATGAAGGTACCCTTGTGCAGCATGGGGCGCAGGATGCCGATGCAGCCGACGGGCTGGCTGTCGAAACCCTCGGTCAGGACCATGCAGTTCGTCAGCACCTGCACCTCGCCCCGGTCGAACCGGGCGATGAGGTCGGCGCGTGTCCGCGATGGCATCTCGCCCGAGATCGTCTCGGCTGTGACGCCGGCCGTGCGGAATGCCTCGGCAACTGCATCGGCATGGTCGACCGTCGCACAGAAGAAGATGGTGCGCCGGTCCGCTGCCTTCGCCTGCCAGTGTTCGACGACGGCCTCGTTCAGCACCGAGCGGTTCAGCACCTTGTCTGCCGCGCGCATGTCGAAATCGCCCGCGGTGGCGCCCAGCCCGGCCAGTTCGTCCTCGACGCCGAGATCGATGGTGTAGGTGCGCGGTGGCACCAGGAGACCGCGACCGATCAGCGTGCCGATCTTCAGATGATAGCCGACATTGCTGAAGGTGCGGCGCAGGCTGCGGCCATCGCCGCGACCCGGCGTGGCCGAGAGCCCGAGCAGCTTGATCTCCGGATTGAGCGCCCGGGCCTCGTCGATGATGGACTGATAGCTTTGCGCCGCGGAGCGGTGGCATTCGTCGATGACGAGATGCGAGACCGGCGCCATCCGCTCGCGCCGGTTGGCGCGCGCCAGGGTCTGGACGCTTCCGAAGACGATGCGGCCGTCCCAGTCGTCCTGCTCGGCCTTGACCACCGAGGTCGGCATTCCGGTGACAGTGCCGATGGCGCTGCGGTTCTGATCGATCAACTCGTCGGTGTGCTGCAGCACCAGAACGCGGTCGTGTTTGCGTTGCTCCAGTTCCTCGCCGATGTAGAAACCGGCGATGGCCGTCTTTCCCGCCCCGGTGGGCAGCACCAGCATAGTGTTGCCATGTGCGGCGGTGCGGTCGCGGGCGGCATCGACCGCCGCCCTCTGATAGTCGCGCGGAATCATGGCCGTCCCCCTCAGCGTGCCCAGAAGGGCGCGGAGCCGGAGGACGGCGCGCCCGACTGACCCATGCCGTTGTCTGCAAGCTGCGGGCCCGAGGCGGTGAACTGACCCTGCTGCGGTGGCTGGGCTACGCTGCCCATCACCCGAGCGTATTCGGCATGGTCGGCGCCGAGCGCGGCCTTGATGACGTTGCGCCCGGTGTCGTCGGGCTTGTCCTTGTCGCGCTCGATGCCGATGCGCGCCACGAACTCCAGCCCGCTCAACTCCCCGAGGCTGCGGATCATCCGCGCGGCGCGGGCGGCGTTCGACTGGTCGTCGGCACGCACGCCGCGGGCGGATTCGAGGATGCCGCGGATCATGGCGCGCCCGCGGTTGCCGTAGGTGTCGTCGCCGGGACCGCCCGCAGCTTTTCCGCGAAAGCCGATGCGCGTGTAGATGCGACGCCGCGCAAACGGCCCCTCCATCACGACTGCCTCGGTATTGAGGTAGAGGGCTGGGCTGGTCTTGCTCTGGGTCAGCCAGCCTTCCGGGCCCGCGCCGCCGGGGCGGACGGTGAGGCAGACCTTGACCAGCGTGTTGGCCGGGATGAGGTCGAAAGCGGCGTCCTGCGTGTCCGCGCCGTTGAAATCCATGTCGCTCGCCATTGTCATGCTCCTTTCGTCGTCGGGGGATTGGGTGCGGTGGCGGCCGCGGGCAGATCGAAGTTCAGGCGGGCAGCGCTATCGGGGCGCGGACCACGGATCTTCGCCATGAGCCGCCCGAGATGGGCGGGCTCGATCATCGACAACCGGCCGCTGCGGTCCTTCGCAGGCAGGCCGAAATCGTTGATGGTGGTGCAGATGAATGCCCTGAACGGGTCACCCTTCTCGGGGCGCAGTTCGGTCAGAGTCACGACTTCGTCGACGATGCCGGGCAATTCGAGGCCGGTCTTCGATCCCTCGATCTGCATCGAGAAGAAGGGCTTGCCGAAGTCGTCGAGCTTGCGGTCGAGAAGACCGACCAGCCAGATGTTCTTGGCGGGCGTGTGCTGCAGATGCGTAAGCCAGCCGATCATCTCCTGGCCGAGCAACCCGTAGGTCGCGCGGAGATCCGGCTTGCCGGTGCGGTCGGACTGGGCCTGGGATTGGCCCTTGCACCACTGAAGGCAAATGCGAGAGGCGACGGAGATGCTGTCGACGAAGACCGTGTCGTACTTGTCGAGCTGGCTTGCAGGACCGAAGGCCGCGCAGACGCGCGCGAAGTGCCCGGGCCCGTAGGACTGGTCGTCCCGCATGGCCGGGTTGGCGCCGCCGATCCAGGCGGCGAGATCGCGGGCGACCTCCCAGTCGCGGATGCGGACCTCATCGCCAGGCCAGCCCTGCACGGCCAGCTCGCCCGCCTCGAGGTTCAGGAAAAGCGTTCGCTGCGGATCGAGGGTCAGCAATTGCGTGGTCTTGCCGATGCCGGAGGTGCCCGTGAGCACCCCCTTGATGCCGCGCGCCTCGCGCAGGCGTTCGTCGGCCGTGATGATGCGGAGCGGCCCGCCGCCGAAGGGGGCGCTCACTTGCCGCCCTCCAGATCCCGCACAGCGGCCGAAATGGCGATGTCCGCGCCACAGGCGCCCTGGCGGCGCGCCATCTTCAATACGTCGCCAAGCGCACTCGTGAGCCGGTAGAGCTCGGACTGCTGCCGCGCCAGGGCGACAAGCGCGAACTCGATGTCGTCCACAGTGGCGCGTTCGATCGGCACCGCGCGGTTCGGCCTCTCAGACAGGGCCGGAACGTTGACCGTGTCGGGGATCGCCTCCATCCAGCTCGACTGGCGCAGGCGTTTCAGGGGGGAAGTCGTGAACATGGTGATGCTCCGTGTTTTCGTCGGTTGGTGTCCAGGGATCGTCGGGAAGACTGCTGCCGGGCCTGACGCCGCCCTGGAGCTTGCGGTCGGAGTGTTTCCCCGCGTGGGGGTGTTGCATTCCTCCGAGGGCCC